ATTGCAGGAGGCATCAGCAGCGGCTCAACAAGATAACCTTTCCACGTTTCCATAAGTTGAGCAGCCCCAGAAATAGCGTTCGGGCTTCCTTCTTGAGTGCGCTGGAACCGCGTGTTTTGCGAGAGCTTGAGCACCGCCACTACTACGACGGACGTTATTTTAGGTGTTGGATTTCCATAATTATCGAGTGTCATCTCGGCGGACGGAACCCGGAAAGATAATTTTGCATTAGCGACCGACTCAAAGGGTGAAGCCATAAATTTGTAAAATAAAAAGCAGGTGATATCAACACCTACTTTTATTAAAACAGAAATTTTCAAACAAAACGGGCTAAACACTATTTTCAGGGAACTCTTTTGACTTTAAGCGCACCTTGAAAAATACAATTTAACTTCTCTCCCATGTAGTCGAGTGCATAAGGCTCTATATGTAGCTGTCCTTTACCGTGTATGTTTAACTCTCGAAAATCTGTGCCACGCTTAAGATTTGCCTCACAGACTTTGATGTATTCGTTTATCAGTCCAGTGAATTCTATAAATGCGTGACACTCAACTCTAGTGGCAGCAACATAGAATTGATTAGAAGCCTCACGCATTTTGACTAAACTTTCTTCTGGTGTCATGGCTGCACATCCTTATAAGACAACAATTGCTCAACTGGACAATTAAACAATTTACAGAGTTTTATAATACGCTCTATTGCTTCTAAGCCACTGCGTCCCTTCTCCCAGTTAGCATAAGTGTTTTCGGTGATTCCCAATGATTGAGATACCTCTAGCTGCGTTAGACCAGATGTTTGTCGTAGTTCGGCTAGTCTTGGAACAGGTTTTAAGTGAGTCATGGCATTGCTAATTGTACCAAATAAATTATACCATAATTCCTTGGTACAAATTAATCTAATTCTGCCGGAGTCCATGCAGCGATGGGTGGACTGGCAACGCCATTCATCTTTTCAAACGCACTCTATCAGCAAAGCCCCAAAAAATAAAATTAAAACAGCTTTATCTAGACTTTAATCAACCAGTGACGCATTACTTTTTCTGGTGGTATTGGGATTTCCGCAAAATAAATGCGACTACGTGCAACAATCGTATACGGGGTCTTGCTGACGAATTAGATTTGCAGCATCTTTGTCTATTTCTTTGAATGTTGGGCTTAGTTTTGCGTTTATTAGTTCAGAGCAAAAACCTTTAAAACTGCTTCCGGTTCTTAGTATAGTTATTTGCGCGTTTTTTAAATCATTCATCTTGGTGTCACCTTGGGATTAACTAATGTAATTATTAGTCTAGCTCTGCTGGACTCCACGCAGCAACAGGCGGGTTAGCAACGCCATTCATCTTCTCAAAAGCGCTTAATCCATTATTCAATGTTCCAGTAAATTCACTTCGTACAGTTTCGTTAAACTTTTTCAACCATTTGTCATTCTGGTTCCAGTCTGGACTCCACGGCATCAAAGTACAGCGGCAGCGCGGGTGAAACGGTACGGAGATATCTCGAATTCGATAAGCTTTCAAGTTTCGGGCAACGCAGGTTCCGCAAGTTCGTAAGTCACCTGTAGCAATCACTTGCACATATTCAATGCCGGAATTGTCATAAGAAGCTACCACAGCTTGGTTGTAACTACTGAGCACTTCGGTTCTAGCGATTACCTCGGCTTTCCCTTTTGTAATTCCAAGTTCATTTCTTAGTAGACTTGCGACTTTTGCTGTTCCCCAACCCTGAATTACGCCTTGGGTAACAACTGCGGTCGCTGTACTGGCAAAGGCTGATGAGTAGCGATTGAGATGCCCCATAGTGTTTGCTGCCGCAAATCCAGCCGCTTCAATAGGGATTTCACCCGGTTTCACTAGCCAATCTTCACCCGCTCTAGCTCGCGTCATTTGAGTGGCTAAAGTGTCGCCAGCTTCATTGGTTAATTGTAAGATTTTTCGGAATTCATCTTGCAATTGTTGAGAAGATTGAGGATTCAAAAGTTGTAAAACATCTTTCAATCTTTCTAATCGCAGTATTGAATCTTTAGTAGCCATTAAAGAACCGGAATTAGCCAAGGCTGGGTATCTTTTTCTAAGTTCTGCTTCTATTTGCTTGTATGCAGAATCAAGCGCTTCGTTCAATGTATTTGCGGCACTATTTTCTAGCTGGCTAGTGACTGTTTCAAATCTACTGATAAATTCCTGCGGGGTTGACATTTGCTGCTATTGTTGCTTCTACTACTTTGCTTGCCATTTCTTGTTTCATTTTTGCATCAAGTGCTTCAACTTCGGCATCAACATCAAAGTCTTTGCTCAATACATCACCTTTGCGTAATTCTTCTAAAAATGTTTGACGAGTAATCTCACCAGCCGCTCGAATTTGTAACAACAATCCGGCTTTTGCTTCACTCATTCCAACTTCAACAATCTTTTTATTGACTGTAATTGTTCCACCTTTACCCGGTGCGTTCATATACAAACACCAAGTATCAAATAGTTGTTGTACGATACTTTCTTTAGCACGAGCCATTGAACCTAAACTGGCTTGAGCGGTAGCCGAGTCACGCGCAATCTCTGTCGCTGTGGGCGGTGCAGCGTATCCGCTTTGAAAAGCCAATGTTTTTTTCTCAATAGTTAATTCAAGTTTTTCTATATCAGCTTGAGTATGACCTAATGCCGAACCCGATGGTTCTACAAAAGAAGCGTTGACATTCCAAAGGCAAGTATTGGGCCCTATAGTTGCAACACGAGTTTCATCTTTGTCAGATTTTACTCTAGGAGGGCTTGTTTCTTGAATCTGCAAAATAGCCATATTTGCTTTGTGCATTGCTTCATCTTTTTCCGACTGCTTTTGGTATAGTTTTAAATTTAGTTCAGCAATATCATAAAGTGGAGGCTTGCCATTGAAAAAGTCGGAGTCACGAGGGAGAAGACAATATGGAATTAACGGAACGAAATCTAACGTAGTTGTACCTTCTTCGACTAAGATTAAGTCAGTTCGCGTTGGTGTCTCATCTATTTCGTAAACCTCATAAGCTCCAGGCGTTAACACCCGATAACGAGTAGCTTTTTCGGAGCCATAACGCCCAGTTTTTTTGACAAAGGTTTCTCTGATAGTAGCCTGAGTCACCATCATTTTATTATTTTTGATTTCGGTATTCCAGTTAATAACGTCTCTAACGTCAATCAACAAGAAGTAGGGACGAGTTTTATATTTTGATTCAAGATAAGCATCAGTTATTTCGGCGTTTCGTTTTGGAAAATCAACCATGACAAAGCAGTGGTCGTCTCGCAGGCTTTTGATGTCGGCTGCTTTTAAAAACACCTCCAAACTGTTGCCACAGAGGTCAACGTTGTCAATATTGCTTTCAATACTTTCATGAACATCATCGTTCAAGATGAAGCGCGACAAGAATCCGGCACTGCTGTCAACTGCGTCGGCAAACTTTCTGTCAAAGTAGCTACGAGCTAAGCGCTTGGTATATTCCTCTTCAGGTTCTGCTTCTTCTCTGGGCAAGTATCTTGCTCCTATGTTGATATCAAGAACCATACTTGAGCCGTTTCGGAAGGGTTCGACCATATACCAGGCTGTTCTACCTTCGTACATATCAGCTACAAATTCCCAGAATGGCAACTGATTTAAATATTCTTCGCTCAAATACGATGGCAAATCAGCATCTTGTTCTATAATATGATGTGTGAATTTAGACGACATGGTGATTATAATAGGAAGTTGAAGTTAATATTATGATACCATGTCCGATACCGAAACTGAAGTTACGACAGTCACAGAGCAAACAACTACGCAAGCAGACCCCCAAAAAGACGAAAACCTTCTTTCAGCGCTAAAAAAAGAGAGAGAAGCTAAGAATTTATTAGAGAAGCAGCTCAAAGCGCAGGCAGATAGAGAGAAAGAACTCCAAAAAAAATTGGATGCGGTTAAATCTATTGACCCAGACCAATATGAGAAGTTGAAAGCCTTACAAGCCGAACAGCAAGAAAAAGACTTATTAAATCGAAAGGAGTTCGCTCGGGCAAAAGAACAGTACCAAGTGGAAGCTGAGACAGCAAGAAAAACTGCTGCCGAATTAAAAAATCAATTAAATTCGGTAATAACTCGAACTGCTATAGAGAGAGCTTTCTTTGAGGCAGGAGGCAAAAAATCTAGCTTCGACCTGTCGGTGCAAAGTCCAGAAGATATAACACCTGTAGAGATGGTTCTGTCCGTACTCCAAAATCGCATAAGACTTGAAGAAGACGGAAAAATTGTTTTTTTGAATGCTATTGGCAACATCGAAGTAAATAGCGAAGGCAAACCAAAATCAATTGGCGAAAAAATAGCCGAGCTCAAAAAGGGTTCGACGGGAGCGCTTTTTGAACCTGAGAACACAAATTCTGGTACAGGGGCTGCCCCGACAACAACTAGCTACGGCGGAAAACAGGTCACAGTATATTCGATAGAGCAAGCTCGAAACGGTCGTGCAGACATTGACGCTATCGCCAGTGGCAAAGCAATCATCAGTAGATAGTCAGAAGTTTCTCACAGGAGAATTATTGCAACCGGGAATAATCCCGGTTTTTTGTTGACTATAAATATAGCCCAAGGTTGGCGTGATGCCTTTCTTCTACGAGTGATTCGGAGCGCGGCTGAATACTCTTCCTCTACATACAAGAACGTGGCTAATAATTTAGAAGCAGCAATTCCGAAAATTTTGGCTCAGGGCTTGCAAGGCTTGCGCGAGAACTCAATTATGGGGGCCCTTGTCAATAGAAATTTTGATACCGATGCAAGACAGCGCGGGTCAACAGTTGACGTTCCAATTCCTTCAGCGATGGGAGAGGCAACCGACGTTATTCCCAACCATATCCCATATCCAGCCGCAGATATCAAACCTGCTTTGGTTCAAGTAAAGCTTGACCAATGGAAAAAGCAAGAATTTGTGATGACCGACAAGGATATCTTACAAGTGATGGACGGTTTTCAAAATCTTCAAGTATTAGAAGCTGCTCGGAGTTTGGCGAATGCTGTTGATAAAGGTTTGTTAATGCTTTACAAACAAATCCCAGGCATTGCAGGAACGGCTGGACAAACACCCTTTCAACCAGAAGTAGCTGGAAGTCCCGCACCATATCGGGGACTAGGCGCGGCACAAGAAGCAAGAAAAGTATTAAACAGACAACTTGCTCCAATGTCTGACCGCCGAATCATTTTAGACGTGGATGCTGAAGCAAATGCAACAAGTCTTCCTCAGTTTATCTCCGCGTCCGACTCTGGTTCCGTTGAAACAATCCGTGAAGGGATGATTGGTCGGAAGTTAGGATTTGATTGGTACATGACTCAGAACTCGTTAGTTCATGTGACTCAAGCGGCTGGTACAGTTGTCACAACAGGTACAGCTAATACAGTTGGTGCAAAAACTTTAACTGTTTCTGGTGCGACTGTTGCGCCTACTGAAGGTGACTTGTTTAAAATTGCAGGCGACCCAAACGGTTATGTTGTCGGAAAAGACGCGACTCTAACAAGTTGGCCGATTTTCCCAGCTTTAAAAGTAGCTGCTGCCGCCAGTACGGCTATCACTGTTGTCGCTAGCCACGTCGTGAACATGGCATTTCACAGAGATGCTTTTGCTCTTGCTGTTCGCCCTTTGCTAGACATTGACCCAATCGGGAATCGAATTGAATCTTTTACAGATAATCTTTCGGGTCTAACTATGCGACTAGAAATTTCTCGCGAGTACAAACAGACAAAGTTTTGTTTTGATGTACTTTACGGATGTGCTGTAATCCGTCCAGAAGCTGCCTGTAGAATTTTAGGTTAAGGACAAAAACATGGTTGAACTAATCAAAGTCAAGGATAATCGCCGTCCCGAATTAGAATTTGTACTAATTGAAGCTACAGATTTTGACGAAAAATTTCACACGAAAATCGAAGAGTCTACTATTCCAACTTCTCCCGACCTTCCCACACAACCACAACAGCAGCTTTTGCTCGAATCGAAGGCAAAAAACAAGTCGCCGAAAGAGGTAGAAAGCAATGGCTAACGGGACAATATCAGTTTGGCTTGCCAACAAAATCCAAGACGCATTGCTTGGTGGAATTAATTTTCCGCCACCGAGCAAGCATATTGGGTATACGATGACGGCAAGTGCCTCAAACGGTTTTGGAACTGAGCCTGTTGGCGCGAACTATGCTCGAATTGGCGCTAGCCCATCAGTTTGGAGTGTAGCAACTGACGGAACAACAACAAATATTTCGGATTTAGAACTGCCACGAGCTTCAGGCACACAAGGAACCCCAGTCGCTCTAACTATTTACGATTCAAGTGTTGGTGGAAACCCGTTAGTCTTTATTCCAATTGACGGGTCGTTGACTATTCAGAATCGAAATAGTTTAATCATTCCTGCTGGTGTTATTACTCACAGATTTAAAGCGACTTCGCACTATAGTCAATACTGGCGAACTGCGATTATGAACTTTCTTTATTTGGGTACACCTTTACCACTTGAGCCGATTCTGTGGGCGGGGTACACAAGTTCAGCGCCCACCGCAACCGCCAGTGGAACCGAACCCACCGCTACTGAATACGCTAGACAATCGCTTAATAACAACAAAACTTCATTCACGTCAGCCGTAAATGGAAGCCTGGGAACCGCGCTAAACTTGCAATTTCCAATAAGTGCAAGTGCCCAAGGCAATATTTCTCATGTTGCATTATTTGGTTCGCAGGCTGGCGGGCCTTATCTTGCTAGCGCTCCCCTTGTTCCAAATGTTGGTATGACTGTTAACGCACAGATGATTATACAGGCAGGCTCGTTTACTTTTCAACTTAAATAGTCAGAAAGGGTATTTATTAAAAAATGCCCTTTAAATTCTTGAACTTATTATCATGCCTCAATTCTTCCCCGCCGCACCAGCACTAACCGAAACTGAAACTGTTGAAATCCTAGCATCAGGACTAAAGAAACGAATTTATCCTGACGCGGTAATAGTTTCAGAAACTGAATCTATGGCAACCCAGCTAGGTCTTAAATGGTTTTTGTCAAGTGAATGGTTGGAAGAAGTAGAAACAGAATCAAATGGCAGAGCTACGGTACTTATCAAGCACTTTCCAGCAGGCTTGATTAATGCTGAAACCGAAACTGTTTGTGGTAATCTAGCTATCTGGCCCGAACCACCAGCACCTACAGCAGCAATTTCTTGTGCTGGAAAAGACTTGCATCGACAAAGCTTGAGACAGGGTAATTCTCATCAAATTAGTTTAGCAATTAATTTTACAGAAACAACCGTTGTAGCTGTCGGATTATTACAAATAATTTTTAAAATCAATCAACCTGGGACTGAAACGCTAGTTTTAGCTAAAACGAGATTCGGCACACCTGGTGGCATTATTACCGATTTGACTCAAGACTTGGGAGAAGGCAAAGTATTACTTTTAGCTGCTTTGCAACTGCGTCCTAGTCAAATTATTTTCTCCGGCTCGGAATCAGAGTTTGACTTTGTTGTAATAGTTGAAAATACTACAATTAGTCAACGAGCAACTGTTGCAAATGGAACCATTCTTCTAGCTAAATAATAACAATGCTTAAAAATTATTCAAGATTTACGATTAATGGTGAAGATGCTGACGGACAATCTTTGAAAGCCGGAAAAGATTATGAATGCCAAATTATAATTCAAGGCGCAAATCAAACGGGCGCAACACTTAAGTTTTTAGCAAAAAAACTAATTACCGACCCTGACTCTGCAGCTATTTTTACAGTGTCTGGCGCTGCAATGGTGACTACAATCGGAACAAATTCTTTAACTGCAACCTTTGCTATATCTGGCGCTGACACTGAGAATCTTGAGAGTGGACTGAGCTTAGTTTACGGGATTCAACGCACAATCGGGACACAAGATGCTGTAGTTGAAGAAGGCAAGCTAAAGATCGAAGCTTCAGTCATCAAGTGATGGAATATAGTAAATTGCGAGAACGAATTATCAAAGTGTTGGCTAGTCAATTGGGGGTTTATACATTTGCCAATAATACTTCTGTTCCCGCAATTGCTATCGCATCAAACAGACCTTATCCACAGCCAGGAACAAACATCACAGGATTAGAGGTAATTGTTTATCCACGTATTTCAACTAATTTGAGTTCTTTGTTGGGTGGAACTTTGCTTGAGCATGAAAGCAGGTTGGTCTTGAACCAATGGGACTTAACAAAGGATACAACCTTTGCTCATGATTTATTGGTTGCAAATCTTTGGAATTTAGTGCAAAGAATAGGACCTCGAATTTTAGCAGATGGGTCTATGCAAACGGTTGAGAGTCAATCGTTCTATTTAAAAGAAGCGACTATTATTAATTGGTTGCGGTGACACTAATAATACATTTGATTGCTTAAACTAAATGGCTGTAAGAATAGCGTCCCATGCTCCCGTAGAGGGGAAGGCAACTGAGATATATGTTGCCGTTCTTCCCAAGGGGAAGCGAACAAAACCTATTGAGTGTACCTTGACAGCGACGACAGCCGCCAAGGGCGCAACTTCAATCACAATCAGCGGACTGACTGGGATTATTCAAAAAGGTCAATATTTAATGTTTGTGGGGACTGATGGCGAAGAATTTCTCTGTCAAGTTAACGCAACTACTGCGGCCAATGCAACCTCCCTGACTGTTGTAGCTTTGCCCGAAGCGATTCCCACTGGCGCGATTGCAGAGTTTCCGACTTATATCTGGGACAGAAAAAGTGCTGACCTTGACCGGAGTTATAAATTCTCAGGAGTAACTACCTTTAACACTGGCGGCGCTCAAGACGGCATTATCACGGGCGTTGAGAAGAAAATCTCATTACCCGGCCTGTATTATTTCAAGAATGCAGGCTACAAAACTATCAAGTGGTGCGCTGAAAACGAGCGCGAATTCTGGTTAATTCGGGAGATGCCCGCACCCACAGAAGGTTATACCGCAGGCGACCGTATTGAGGGCCCTGCCGTTTGTACTGGTATCAAAGAAGGCGCACCAGACGAAGGTTTTGTCAATGCAGATATGGATATCACCTTGCTTGGCAAGATAGTTGAGATAGACCCAGTAGCCGTTGTTTAGAAGTATGCGGCAATTTTTTAGGTGCTTACGTTCTTTGGATGTATTTGCTTGTCATTGTTGGACAACAGAAAACTCAGTATTGGTTGGGGCCTTACTAATTAGAAAAACGAAAGTCCAAGGAACTATCTGCACTCTAACAGACGGCGATTCTGCTCAACAAGTAACTGTTCAACTGCCTAATAATTTAAGTCTTGTAAATATCAACATTGAATTACCAATCAACTCGTAAATTATGTCAGAAGAAAACTTGTTTCCATTTAAGTCGTATCAAGAAGACCCCAGCACCCACGTAGTGTCTGACGGCGTTGGTAACGAAATTATCTTACCAAAATACGGTAGTTTAACTTGGATTGAAGAAGACTTGTTAAATACATACATACTTAACGCTGAGAAGGACAAAGACGGTCAGAAATTACCAATGAGTGCCGCCGAATCCGAAGTTGTGTCCCAGCTTTTACAGTTTCGGCATGGCAAAAAACCGTCTGAATTCCTTCCCAAGGAAGAGGTCTTAGTTATGCCCTCCAAAGGAGGGAAAAGTAAGCGCCCAATGTCATCTTTATTGGTTCACGCTATTTACGAGTATTTTACAATTGATGAGAAGTCTGGTTGGAAAGAGCGTAAACCGGAAGTGCCTCCATCGCCAGAACAACAAGCTGAAATAGATGCTAACAAAGTTGAAACAGGGACTGCCAACAAAGCTGAAAAAAAATAGATTGGGGTGCATATTGGTGGAGGTTACAACTCTACTTTCCCAATGACACTCGATTTAATGTAGATAATTTTGCCTATCAACCATTGTCACTAATAATCCAAGCATTAAGAGCTATCGATAAGCATTTATTAGAGAATGCTAATCGAAACGCGATTCCGGTAGCAGGTCTAGGGGTAGCAGCTTTACAATCTCAAGGTGTCAAAGACCCAAAAATTGAATGGTTTAACCCTTATGCCGGAATGCTTGAAAACTTTGACGAGGTAGATATGCAAATTTCAAGCCACGTATCTCAAACTTTTTCCCAGCTACTTAAAGAAGGAAAAGTGTCAAGTTGGGCTATTAATTACTTGGAGATTTATTAATGTCATTGCAAGAACTGGAAAACAAAATTGAGCAGGCGTTCAAGCAAACTTCTTTTCAGTTTGGTGTTGAAATGACACAAGTTATTTCTGAACCTGGCGCTTTTCCAGATTATGTAGGTGACATTGTGGATACAGGTGCGTTCCGAGCCAGTCAACTAACACTTTTTCCTACTAGATTTTTGGCTGATTACATCTGGGGAGTAAATTATGCAATCTACCTTCACGAAGGTGTAACTTATCGAAACGGGAATAGTAGACCGGGTAGACCGTGGACTTGGGAAGCGTTGAGACGATTTGACTGGGAGCGCAAATTTGCAGAAAACTTGCGG